CCCGCCGCTGCCTCCTGCCCGACGATGAGGCCGAGCCGCGCCGTCCGCTGCGAATCGGTGAGGTCACTGAAGCCTGTGTCTATGCGCCGGATCGCCTCCGTAAGCCCGACAAAATTGCCATCCGCGTCCTGCAGTTCAATGTTGTAATCCTCAAGGATGGACGCGCCCTCCCCGACCGGGCTGTTCAGACGCTGGAGGGAAGCGCGCAAGGCCGTACCTGCGCGGCTGCCCTGTATGCCGGCGTCCCCAAGCACGCCGATGGCCGCCGCCAGCGTCTCCACGTCTTCCCCGAGCCCCGCCGCCTGTGGCGCAACAAGGCCCGCTGCCTGCCCGAGCTGCTCGACTGAGGTGTTGGCGCTGTTGGACGCCGCCGTCAGCACATCGACCACGCGAGCGGTGTCGCTTGCCGCAAGGCCCATGCCCTGCAGCACGTTCGAGGCGATGTCGGCAGAGGTGGCCAGGTCGGTGCCCGTCGCAGCGGACAGGTTCAGCACGTCCGGTAGCGCCTGCATGATCTCAGTCGTCTCAAAGCCTGCCCGCCCCAAGAGTACCATTGCATCAGCAGCTTCCGTAGCCGCAAAGCGCGTGGTGCGCCCGAGCTCTTGCGCCTGCTGCCGAAGCGCCTCAAACTCATCGCCCGTCGCGCCCGTCACGCTACGCACCAGCGCCATCGTGTCATCAAACTGGACGCCCACGCGAACGACATCGCGGACAAGGCTTCCCATCTGACGCGCCAGCGCAGCGACCGCAAGAATGGCGATGCCCTTGATGGCCACGTCAAAAGCCGAGCCCATGCGGGTCACTTCCTGCGAGGTGTCGCGGGCGCTGCCCTCCACCTCATCCAAGCCGCCTTCGATCTGACGGATACCGCTTACAGCGCCGTCGCTGTCAAGCTCTACCTGTATCCGAATCGAGCGCGCCATTTATCTCTTCCGTTTATTTTTAGCCTCCTCCGCTTGCCTCTTTTTCTTCTCAATCCTGCCGCCGATGTGTGAGGCTACGATCCACTCCATCGCCTCCGCAAGCGCCATGGTGTGGTATACGAGATGAAACTCTTCAGGTCCCAACAGGGCTATACTGGACCGCCGCTTGTGCTTGCGCTCGTCTCGCTCTTTTGCAACTTCTTCAGCAGACTTTTCGCGGAGCGTAGATCCGGTAAAAAGCCACTGTCCCACGGCATCGGCGTCCTGGATGGCGATAGCTGCTCTGTCAAAAAAAAAGCTGCTACCGTCCCGACGAACTCCTCCGCGCCTGACCGACTAAAATCCGCTTTCAGGTCGAAGCCGTGGCCATCCTTCAGGACGATGTCAAGAAAGCGCTGCGCATCGTCCCAGTCAAGCTCCATGTGGGCCTTGACGTACGCGGACGTGGGCGTAATCTCAGGGTCCAGCCCGAGCCGCCGCAGCGCCTCCTCGTACATGTGAAGGGTGACGTGCTCCTTTAGCTCAAAGGATAGCGTCGCCTCGTCACGCCCGAGAAGGCGCGCCCATGCCTGTGCAAGCGTGGCCATTACAAACCCTCAGCTATGTACAGCAGGTCAGCTATTTACTCGCCGCCCGTGGAGGCCACTGTAGCGGTGCCTGCGGATACGCCAGAGCTCGAGCTCAGGATCACGCGGGTGCCAGCGGGCTGCTCATCGCGGGGAAACGGTTCAGGGATCACCGACACGGTGGCGTTCAGCATCGTGGCTGTCACCTCATCTGCCGTGCCCTGGTTGTAAATGAAATCTACTTCAGCGCGGCCCTGAGGGTTTACCGAGCTATCGAGCGTAGCGGCAAGCACTACGCCAGCGTTCTCTTGGTCACGCGCAAAGAGCGTGATCGGGCGCTCTACCTTTACGACGTAGGTGGTGCCGTCAAGGTTGGTGCGCTCGGAGATTTCTGCCAGTCCGATGTCGCTGAAATCGTCGTCGATGGGATACAGGCTTGCTTCCTCTACTGGGTCGGCGTCTACGTCCCGGATGATTACATCGTCGGGCGCGCCATTATATACCATTGCCATGAGATTAAAGCTTTGTTGTGATGGAGGCTATGAGTCTGTGTACAAAAATTGACATCTGATCATCGTGGTTCATGACCGCAATGTCTTGTATCTGAAGGCCATCGAACTTCACGCCATTACGCCGGGGGCGGCTGGCAAAGACCGGGATGATCCCTGCCGGGTCGCTGCCCTCAATGATGTCGTCCCACTGGCTTTGATTGTCCTGCTCAAACTGATGCCACACCTGGATGGCAAAGGTGTACCGTCTCTGCCCTGCGCTACCCGAAAGCGAGAGTCGATCCTCCCCCGGTCTATCATAGAGCACTTCGGCGTAACGTATAGGGCTGCCCATGACGCCCGCTATCGTCTTCCGATTGCCGCCAGTGTAGGCGGGTAGGTAGACGTGTTCGCGGACGCTGTAGGCGCTGTCGTGGGCCTGCAAGGTGTCCTGCAGTATGGCCTTCGCTGCTGCGCGTTGTGCGATCATTCGAGCGTATCCTCCGCAAGATCGAAGTAGACCCGCCGCGCCTCTCGCTCAACCCACGGCGTCTCTTGCTCTGCTGCCGGTCCGAGGTAGGGGCGCTTCGGTATACGCATCTGCTTGGTGTGGGCGCGGACGGTTACGCGCACCGGACTGATCGGACGCCCAAACGCTACGGTCTGCGTGCGGGTATGGGATGGCACGCTTACGGTGCCACTGAACCCCTCTTCATGAGCTGCTGCATAGGGTACGCGCGAGCCAAGCGTAAGGCGTAGGCGGCCCTGGGGGGTCGTTTCGATCTCGCTGATGGACTCATCAACGCCGCCGGTCCGCGCCCCGCGTAGCGAGCGCTCTAAGCGGCCCATCACAATGCGCAGCGGCCCACTGTCTTGTGGTGAGCGCGGCCCTGCACCGGCTCCGGCATCGCGCATGTAGGTGCTGCCCGCACGCGCCGCGATACGCGCCTGCGAGTTCTGCAAAAGCCTCCGGCCCGCAGGCTCAAGGCCCCGGCGAAAGTCTCGCAGGCCGCGCCGCGCACCGCTGCCGTCTATGAAAACGCCGTCACTCATGCCGCGATGGTGCGCTGGTTGGTAAGGGTGGCGAGCACTTCATCCTTGAAGCCGGGCCGCACGCCTTCTGTCGTGAACGCGCCGCCCGGCAATTGAACTGTTTTGCGATTAAAGATCGTCCCGTTGCCTTGGCTAACGAGATAGAAAGCCGCCAGCATCATGATGGCCCGCTGTAGCACAGGCGGTAGCGTCTCACGCGTGTAGCCTGCTGTGTACGTCACGCGGGCCTCAGTGTCCGGCTCATCCTCCAACTCGATAGTCCTGCCCTCAGCCGTCAGGTTGTCCCCTACCGCCGCTGTGACGGGGTAGTGTGTAGGGTAGGCCACCCATCGCCCGCGCCGGAAGCTAAAGTCCAAGAACTCGCTGTGCTGTTGTGCCGCTAAGGTGCGACCAAGCTCCTGCTCGACTTCATTTTCTGCGTCGCGCAGCGCGAAGCTCATGGCGACGGCGTGCTGATCGGGCTGATCGACCGAATCAATGATGCCGCTGTCGATAAGGTCTTGCGGGTCAAGGATCACGTGCTACCCTCCGAGGTGGGCGCGAATCTTCTCTGCTGTCGCAGGTCCGATCCCATCCACCTCCGTCAGATCAGCCGCCAGCGCCTCTTCTGTCGAAGTGATGCCGGCCTCCATCAGCGCCGCCTTGTGGGGCACGTCTTCGAAGGCGTTGGCCCCTACCGGCTCGGCATAGCCGCGCTGCACAAGCATTTCAGCCGTGCGCTCATCAAAGGCCGCCACGTCGCCAGGGCGTCGGTGCGTGCCAAGATTGAGCGGCTTTAGAAAGCGTACGTCCATGATGGGGCCCTTTATGGTTGATGCACAGCGTATCTATGGTTAATGCGCAGCGTGGTTATGCTTAGTTGCTTAGCCCGAAGGCGTGGCGTCGAAGTAGATGAGCGCTGAGGAGCGCCGCACCTGCACCGCGCCTCGCATTTCTGCACGGAAGGTCACAAGGTTACGCGTGTAGTTGTCAGCGTGCTCTGTTGAGCTTGTGAGGCTCGGGTTCTGCCGGTCGTAGAAGACGGCTCCGAGCTGGTAGTTGCCCACATGCAGATCATTCCGATCAACTGCGTTCGTGGCGACTACCGGAAGCCCCCAAAGGCGCGGTCCGGCGGCGTTCTGTGGTGAGGCAAACAGATAGCGGTCCTGCGTGTCCTTCTTGAGCTCCAGCTTGGCCCAGCGGAACGGCGACATCAGCATGCCGGTGGCGGGGAAGTTGTTTTCAGCGAGCTGCAGAATCATGGCCCGCAGCCGGTCGATGTCGGTCACGTTTTGGATGTCGAGATCCGTCACGAGGTCGGTATCAAACACCTCGCTTTCTGGGATCAGGCCACGGAACGTGCCCGCCGTGCCAGGGCCGTAGATGATTTCATCTTCAACCTTGAGGTCCAGCTCCAGAAGCATGATGCGGTTAATGAAGTCCTGCAGCCGCGTCACATCGTCCAGGATCTGCACCGACGTGGTGAGGTGGTGGGCAATGGTTTCAACCGTCCACTGATCGGTTGTGAACTCCCGGTCGGACTCGCTCTTCACGTCACCTTGTGCGCTCTGGTAGTCCGGCTCGAACTGCTTCGCTCCGGTCGTGACCTCGCGGAAATCGGTAATGACATCGCGGTCGGTGCGCAGAGTGGTAAGCAGATCCCGCACGCGTGGCATGCGGCGCTGCTGCTCGATGATCGTTTCATCGAAGTCGGGAATGAGCAGATCGCCCGCGCTGTCGGCAAGATTCGTGATCTGCTTAACGGCGCGGTCAAAGTCGCCCATCGTGGTGCCATCGAACACGTGCTTGTAGCGGGCACCGGCGGTGGACAGGTCCTTGTCCTTGATCGCCTTGACGAACGCCGCGCCGGGGGTCGCTTTGCGCTGCCGGCCTACGCCGCGCTCTTTCATCTTCGTCTCGAACTCGTCGATGCGCTCATGGATAGAGGCAAACACCTCCCCACCGTTTTCTTTCGCCTGCTGCTTCATCGCTTCAGCAGCAAGCTCTTTAATCGTGTCCACGGTGTTGGCGTTGTCCATCGACATGGACGCCACCTTCTCCTTGAGCTCGGCCACGCCTTTCGCAGCCTTCTTGCCCTCCTTGATGTCATCCTCCAGGTCAAGCATGCGCTTGATGTTGCCCTGAAGGGTTTCAAGCTCCTGCTGCAGTTCGTTAGGCATGGGTCGTAAGTCGTTGGTTTAAATTGCGTAGTGCGCTGATGGTCTGCTGCTCCTCCTCAAACAGCCGGTTCATGCTTTTTAGCGTGTCGGCTGCGGTTTGATGCTCAAAAAAGTTGGGTAGGGCGATGCTCTTGACCGGCACCACGCGGGTGCGCGGCTCGGCAGGCACGGGCGTCACCGAGGCGTCCAGCCCAAGCGGCCAGCGGTCGATACGTGAGGCGCTGCCCTTGCGCGTCTTCTGGACAAGGTGCTCTGCGGTCCCACTGCTCCATCCGAGTTTGCCCGCCTCCACAAGATGCAGGATGTGCTCTTCGTAGGCGTCGCGCTGCTGCAGCTGGGCCTCAATCCAAACGCCTGCGTCCCGCACCTCCAGCGAGGCGTTATCATCCAGCGAGCGGTGCTTGAGGACAGGATCGAGCCCGTGCCCGTAGAGCGCAACGCTCTGCCGGAAAGGCCCGAAGTCCGTATCCTTCGTGAAGTATTCGCCCGTGAGGTCCGGATCATCTTCGGAGGTAAACATCACAAGGAAGCCCCCAACGCGGCGACTCCCTAAAGATTTGATGTCACCGCCTCGTGCGGCAAGCGTAGCGTAAGAAGAGTGTCCCATAAATAGAAAAAGGTGGCCCCGGTAAGAGGCCACCTTAGCTGGTGGGGTGCGCAATGCGCGATAAATGCTACGATTCGTATGCAGCCTGTTGGCCGCTGTTCCCGTTCATGGCAGGTGATCTGTTGCCATGCGCAGGGCTCACGTACTCATGCACGTAGATCCCGCCGTTTCTTGTGCGCTGCACCAGGTACGCTTCAATGCGACCATCCTCAAGGCTTCGATGAGCACGAGCGGCATCAGCTCTGCGCTGTGCGGTGCGTTGGTCGGTCTTTTCGGGCATAGCACTACGGTCTTAGTCAATGATGGGGCGTCGGGTACAGCGGCAGTTGATGCGCTGGGCAAGCGATAGCAGTGTGTCGCCAGGGTAGAGCGCGGACTCGCCGCCCACGGTAAAGCGTTCATCTATGCCAACGGTCTGCCCATCGGCATCCCAGTGATCAGGCCGTACCGCATCATCGCGCTGCGAGAGCCACGCATGCCGCTCAATCTCGGCGCGGAAAAAGGCTTCGCTTTGCCCCTGCTCAAACGTCGGCGTGATGGCCGTCTGCGCGATCTGCCGCGCTCGCCACGTCTGCATATTTTCAAAGCGTCCGGTAATGCGCTGCGTGATCTCGTCAAGCGTTTCCTGCGCTTCCATCCCTTCGCCTATGTCCCGCGCTATGCGCTCGCGCAGGTTCTCGTTCGCAATCACGCTATCGTTGATAGAGCGGCGCAACACGTCCTGCACGCGCTGCTGAGACACGTCCACGG